CTTATTGAGTGCCGCTTATTCATACAAGTTAAAATACAAATCTTCATTTAGTTAAATTAGTTCTGAATATATCTTTCAATAAATATAAGTCGTGATGGTCTTCTTTTATCGTTGTTTTATCTGCCCATCTTTCACCGATAAGACTATGTAAAACATCTTGCCTTGTTTCTATTGCATTTATTAGAATATACTTTTCCTGTTCAGTAAATAACTTCTTTAAAATCCAAAACCTTAATTTGTTTAAGTAGTATTTCATCCTGTAAAAATAAAAAACCCCTTCACATTTCTATGAAAGGGTTTCTAACAAATAAAACCTATTTTAAGTAGCCGGTTGAATCAGAATCGGAATCAAAGAATATAATACCTGTCTTGCTTTCTGCGCTTCGGCACCGGTGAAACTTAAATCCCATCCGTTTAAATCACTTACATTTTTTCCGCTTGTGTATTTTGAACCATCAGCTAAATCAAGTCCTCTTACCTCACCAAGTAACCAGTAGTAAGGATTAGAAGAAGCATCTGTGTTCATATCTTTTACAATAGCTACTAAAGTATTTTGAGCAAGTAACTGAATCTCTGAACGCTTATTAGAATCTCTTTTAAAGAGTCGAATCTTCAAAGTCTGATCCCATCCGAAAGTTCCATTCTCAGCTACTGTTTTAAAGTTTTCTTCCCATTCACTTGTTTGTTTCAATTGTGCGTACTCCCAAAATTGAGTACCTACATCCATTGAAAGAGTGAGAATTGAACCATCAGTATCGTAAGTAATGGTGTCAATATTAGCCAACTCAGTTAAATAAACTGTGGCTATACCTCCTGTATTATCTCTACAAGTTATTCCTGAAAGTCCTTGAGTTAGTGCGCAAGCCATATTTAAAAATTAAGGGGGGTTTTTACACCCCATGATGATTTAAGATAAGTTAGTGTATTTCACGATTTCTGAAGGGAAAGCAATCTGCCATCCTCTGCGCATATTGAAAGAGTAACGATTCACTCTGGCATCTTTTGAGTACCACAATTGAGCGTTGTTTTCATCGCTTACTGAATCAAATCCTAAGTGCATATTACGAGAAGGCATCATCATTATCATTGATAATTCAGAAGCATCAGTCAATCCATCCAAACCATGAACCGCCTTAATCTTGTAAGGGGTGTTCTCCAAACGACACTCACCATAAGTTCCTAAGTCGAACATATTGTAAAGGTTGTCAGTTGAGATTTTATTCATGTACATATCGAAAGCATCGTAACCCATGAACAATCTCATTTCAGGGTTTCCTTTCAATGCTGCCGGTACTGCTTTAGCCATTGCACGAACAATTGTGCGGATGTTAGTTTCTGATACAGCAAGAGTTCCTTCAACTGATGAAGTAACAACTCCTGAAGCTGCTGCTACTAATGTAGCCAAACCATCATAGTAGTTTGAACCTACTGTTCCTGTCCAGTCAGTTGATTCAAGGTCTGCCTGAATCTTGTTCATTATTTCCATAATGATTTTTTCAGGTATCGCTTCTTCGGTGTAATCCTGACCGGCTTTTAAAAGTAATTGTGTCCACTTGCTTTGTAAAGTAGCTAAACACAAATCTTCTTCATACTTCAAGGCTCCTGTTGTAAGGATTCTTTGAGTGAAGGTAGTTGTACCACTTGCGTTATAAGCGCAGGTTCCACCACTTTGGCGAACAGGGGCAACAGTCAAAAGCTGTAAAGCCTCTGCCGATTTAATATTAGGATGAAGTTGAGCAAATCCTGCTGTTTCACCTTTGAATTGCATTAATGATTGGAGCGTGGTATTCTGCTCGTTCACATAGGCTGTAAGACTTGATACTACAAAACTCATGTTATGATTTTTTAGGAGTTAAATTTTTAAGTGTATTGGCTAATATTTTCATGTCCTCATACTTCTTTTCTTCCTGAAGTTTAAAGGCGTTTTTCTTTTCTTCGATAGGCTTTGCTGCCGGTTCTTTTGTTAGGCTTTCAACAACTGCGAACAGTTTTGTAATTGAATCAACCAACTTTGCATTATCAGCTTTCAACTCATTTACTTGAGTAGTGAATGTTGCCGTTAATTCTGTTGCATCAAAAGGAGTGATAGCAAGTGAAGCTAATTTAAGTTCAGACAACTGTTCTTTCAAGTTAGCTATTTGCGCCTCAACTTCGTTTGGTGCTACTGCAGCTTCTTCTACTGCAATTGGTGTTACTGTAACAATCAAACCGCCCTGAGTGGTTATCATCGTTCCGCTTATTTCATAGTCACCATCAAGAACTGGTTTGCCGTCAACATTAACTGCAACACCTGGTACTAATTCACCATCAATAACAGCGTTGATTTCATTACCATCAGCACCTTTTAAAACTGCATCCATGAATTTATCTTTTTCGCCAAAGAGTATTTTTTTGGCTTCGGTTAATAATTTGAAAGCATTTTCTTTTGTCATACTATTAAGAGTAACCTGATTTGGTTTGTTTACTTTGCCCTCCTTGATTATTTCGATAACCTTAGTCAATAAAGCATCATCAGTTACTCGTTCCATATTCATATCAAAGAATCCCTCAACTGAGAATCCGTTGAAAGTGCCGTTCTTTACTTGTTGCCAAACTTCTTCGTTATCTATTTTGTAAGAACCAAACCAAGTTCCATCAGGTAAGTGTTCAAATCCTTTCGGAGTATTGATACCTCTTTTAGAATCTATAATGAAACTTTCAAACATATACACCCCCTGAACCTTTTGGTCGGGCTGGTGCATCTGATTTACTTTGTCATTCCTTAGTTCCTTCATAAACTTTTGCGCTATTTGGTAAATAGTATCTCTACCAAATACTACATAAAATTCGCCTCCTTCATCTCTGCGATAAATAGGAATCTCAGGAATCATTAACGGACCTGTAACAACCCTCTTTTCTTCGTTGGCTATAAACTTCTCATGTTTTGAGAACGCTAAAAAGTTTCTAAGGATAGCAGGTGAATCAACTAAAGCAACGAAGTCAACACCTGAATTAATATCATCTTCGTTAATAGTAAGTTTATAAACAGGAACTTCCATAACTTAAAGAGTAATAAATAAGGAAGTGTTTACTTTACCTGAATGTTGCCCTTGATTCTATTACATTCACTCTATTGCCTACCCTCTTAATATCTGTTTCGGTTACATAGACTTTAGTTTCAGGAATAGTTGTCCCTTGTCCTTGTGGTATGTTAGTAGTTGGTTGGCTTAATTCGGGTGCGCCTCCTACTGCGCCGCCTCCTGCTCCTACCGCTCCACTATCTAAAGAAGGAACTGAAACATCACCTGCCTTACTTAAAATTGATTTTGCTTTTGCCATGTTGCCTAATACTAAAGCTATTCCCCCTGCTATTGCTACCGCCTTTTCAATTGGTGTTACCCCTACTTTAGTTCCGGCTGCTATCATATTCGAGATTCCTGTTGCTGTGTCAACCAACAACTGGGCTACTGCTACTTTCTTTTGAAATTTCGCCTGCTTATCAGCGTTCTTAATTGCAAGATTACCAAGTGATGCAAGCCCTGAAATAATACTTCCTGAAATAGCAATATAGGCATCGCGTTTAGCTTTCTGATTATCTAATTCCTGTTGCTGTAATTTATTCCTTTCTGTTATTCCTTTTTTTAATTGCGCTGTTAAAAAGTTTTGTGTTAATACAATGGCTTTTCCTTCAGGTGAATTTCCACCGGCTAATTCCTGTATTGGTGCGCCTTCTAATTTTTGTATTTCATCTTGTGGTCTTTTAGCTGCTTCCTGTGCAGCTGCTAATTCTTTTTGCAGTTTTATATTCTTTTCAAATTCCGCATTATAAGCCGCGCTTCCTGGTACTAACTTATTTAATTTATCAGTTGATTGGCTGAGTAAATCATTGTAATATGCTATGGAACCAACAGCGCCATTATCAGTTAATGCAACTACTGATTCATGTTCTTTTGTATTAAGTAATATCTTTTGATTCTGTAATTTAATTCTTTCAACTTGTAATTCATTAAATTTCTTGTCGCCTTCCGCGCTTGTATCTGTGGCATCCATCGCCGCCTGATTCTGCTTTAATTTTAAATCAAGCAAATCATTTTCTGCTTTTAAAATATCTGCAACTGATGCACCTTGCTTTTTTAATAACTCAATTTTAAACTGTGCATACTCTAAATCTTTTTTATCATTTACACTTAAATTCTCTGCCGTGCGTAGTGCTTTTTCTTTACGCGCTAATTCGGCTTGCGCCAATTCTTCACTCCCCGCACTTGCTGATGCGAAATATGCAATCAACGCAACGACTGCACCTATTACAACTGTAAGCCCAGCACTTGCTACTGCCATCGCCTCCGCTGTTGATATTCCGAACAACTTTGCCGCCGCCCCTGCTACTCCGCTTGCTGTTGCTAATGCTATTTTTTTAACCGCCCCTATCTCATCCGTTATACCTGCAAGCGCCTGAATACCCTGCGCCGCAGCTGTTGCTGCCTGTACTTTAACTAAAACCTGTTGTACATCTTCGCCTGCTACACCAAACAAAGCGGCTGCACCCTGCGCCGCCTGAAATCCACCTGCTAAACTGCCAACTAATTTTGTAACAGCACCGAACTTTGAACCTGCATCTTGAAAACTATCTACCTGTTTATTCAGGTCGCCTAATGTATCCTTCGCTGCACCGGCATCAGATATAAACTGCCTGCCAAGTGGTGTATCTTCACCAACCTTTAACGCCTGATTCTTTAGGTCAACTATCGACTTCTTTAAATCAGAAACACTCTGGCCGGCTCCTGTGGCATCAATTTTAATTTCAAGACTTACTGTTTTATCTGCCATTGAGTGGGTACATTATCTCCGCTTCGGGAGTGATTACTAAAATTGTATTTACTGAAATGATTACTTTTAAAGTTGTCATATATTATTTATTAAGTCAATTCCGAATCCGTCAATCAGTTGTTTTCTTAAATCCTCCTCCCTCCCTGTAACTACACTTGTATAGAATCCTGTTCCTTCTATACCTCTTGTAAATATTATATGCTGAAGTGTTTTAATGGTTCCTAATATTGAATCCTTGCCAGGTGCAATCTTCTTTAACTTTTTATATGTCTTGCCTTTTTTGGTTTTTTTTGTATCAAAGAATCCTATTCCTTTATTTCCTACCCATTGCCCTATGGCTGAAAGTGGCGGATATTTGGTGGTGTATTTAAAAGGGGAGTTTGTAGATGATGGATGGGTAAACTTCGCACCTTTTACACCTTCATCAATGTATATGTAATAGTCATTTAACGACAGCTCAAAGTTTAAAAACTGACCGTCGAACTCAACCTTAAAACCGATTGAATCTTTTAAAGCACCGCTTGAATTATGTTTTGAAAATGATAAAGACTTTGTTAAGTCAGTAACCAACTTCGCACCCCACTTTTCTAAAACCCCCCGAACAGTAGGAAAATGTAAAGTCTCATCTGGGTTAACTATTTCAACATCCGACTTCTTTACACTACCTGAAACAAAATCAATATTAATCATCTATGTAGCACCATTTAGCATCTGATAGCGAACTATAATGAACATTGCCAAAAATGAATGATGGCAACCAAATGAATAGAAACCTCCATTCTCTGCGGTAATAGAATCCTGTTTCTGTTTTGATTAATTTTATTCTTTTAGCCATTTGCTTTT